GCGCCTCCAGTTTTTCTATCGCGCGAGAGGCGCCTCCATTTCGTCGATAGTGGCGCGGAGTTTCTTCGCCGCGTCGTAGTCTTCCTCGGCGATGGCGTGGTGTTTCGCGTGATGGAGTTCTTTCAGCTTGGCGGCGTGGAGCGACGGGATGGTCGCTGAGAGATTTTTGAGGATTCGCTCAAATACGTGCTTGATTTCTTCGGGGGTTACATTGTCGGGGATGCCGTCAAAGAGCCCTTCTTCGGACAATAACGACCAGAGAAGTTCCTTGTTTTCTTGGGATACGAGAGATGACATCGAGCGAAGTTATGTTATTAAATTATGTATACCGCAATGGGTTTATATAATTTATGGTAAAGCACGGCCGTCAGGCCGGGCGGAGGCTGGTAGGCGGGCCAACGCCCGGGTATGCGGGCCAACGCCCGGGTATTTACACTATCATTTGGGGTATAATTGGAAATGTAGCTTTTTGAATGTATTTAAAATCTGTTGTCACGAATCGGCGTTTAACATCAGTATGTGGATTTCCAACATTTGATTCTTGAAATTCAACTACAAGTGGTGTTGTGCTTACTATTTTTAAAAATAATGGGTTATTTTTTATTTTAATTGGGTTTATACGATACGACGGAAAGGGAACTGTTTTCAAATTTTGTATTTCATTAAATGCGCCGTATTCTATTGTGCCTGGTGGAGCGTCATATAATTTTTCGTCACTTTTTTTTACATATATAGGTATATTTTTTGTGTCTCCTAAAGTATTTATGGGTTTAGATGGGTCTTTATGTTCTGTAATAGTGACGGTATCTTTTGTTATAATTGTTTTAAGTGATATACTCGCTTGTATTACTTGAATATTCTTTGATATATAAACCAAGAAGGAATGTCTTAACCTTAGTATATATTCGTCTACATTTATACTATCATTGTCTTTAAAACATAAGACCAAACATTGACTTACAATTCCATCTTCATCTATTACTTTTAATACGATAGTACTGAATCCGAGTTCACTTGAATGTTTTTCAATATGATATGTTTGTTGGTTGGGTGTATTACAAAACGTTGATTCCGTTGAAATATACATTAATCTAATTAACAAATTACTCATCAAATCTTTATCTGTATTTGGGTTATATGGTGATACTGTAAAATCTATCTTATCAATATGTTCTACACTAAAAGGTTCACCGTTAAATAATCTGATACGGGTTCGGACAGGCGCATCGTTACAAATACGGTGACTGTTAGCAAGTTTAGTGCCAGCGTCTAGTTCTTGCCATTTAAGTACAATGTTTGGGTGTCCGGGGGCAAATCTTATAACGGTAGCACTGATAACTTTACCTGGGTATTTGGCTTGTAATTGTGTATATTGTACTTGAGATAATCCAAGAGGTGGTGCTGGTGCTGGCGGTGCTGGTGGTGCTAATGTTGGGGCTGGTGCTGGTGCTAATGTTGGTGCTGGTGCTGGTGCTAATGTTGGGGCTGGTGCTGGTGGTGCTGGTGCTGGTGGTGCTGGTGCTGGTGGTGCTGGTGCTGGTGGTCCTGGTCCTGGTCCTGATGGTGCTGGTGCTGGTGCTGGTGGTGCTGGTTCTAACACATTTGTTAGTATGAATGGGTTTTGTAGGTCTTTATCTGCCTCTCGGTAATACTTCATAACTACTTTTTCATTTTCTATTGAATCCACTACTAGCGTTACATTTATTCCTTTTCCGTCAGTTACACAAAATGTACGGACATTCTTTTGCGATGGTATATATTTTATTACGGCATTAAATGCTACTTTTTGTATATAAGTTGCGTTAAACTGCTCCGTTCCGTTAAATGTATAAACCGCGTCGGCATCCTCTTTACCTGTAATGTTCGTTATGGTTGATTGATTATCGGCTACTCCTGTATTCGGTTGTGTAAAATCAGCATTTAATTCATGACAAACGTCAGTGTTACTCGCATTCGCAGGTTTTTCGGTATAAACTTCCAGTAAAAATATAGTACATAAAAATGATATTGATAATGCTAATCGTTTGAATGGGAGTATATCTATAATCGACATAAGTATTCGGTCTTCTATTGTACGGTCAATCAAATATTTAAAATATTGTGAAAATTCTTCCGGTGATAGTAAGCGTAATATTTCGTTGTCTGAACTAGATAATAGTTTATAAACAGAATCATAGTCACTACCATTAAATTTATCACTATATTCCGGAAATAAATAGGGTATAAATTCAAAATTAAAATATGTTGTACCGTATAATCTTAACGAAAAATCACTGGGGGTAGTATTATAAAAATTTTTAAGCCTGTCCAAAATAGCGTATTTTGAATAAAGGTCCAACAACAACGAAAATTCTTTTTTTGTATCTTCAAGGTTGGTTGGTTTTGGTTTTTTCTGAAGACAAATAATTAAATTCATATATGGTGTTGATGTTGTATTTTGATTAATAATAATTAGACTCCTAGTAATTATGACGCCTATTGGCACGAGACCACCTTTACTAATTGTTAGGCTACGCCAACCAGCACCACTCAACATTTTTCGTGCCGTGCTGGTGGTGACATAACTAAAATTACCCCCTCTCATCCATTTATAACTACGGTTCTTCCGCCGCTGCGTCGCTCGCTTGTTCCTCCGAATTTTCCGCGTCGTTTTCTTCTTCATTATGACCGAGGAGTATATACATGTATAATATTAAAAGGGTGTAAAGCACGGCCGTCAGGCCGTGCGAAGGCTAGAACTCCACATTCGGTGTCGGCACCTTCTCATCCACATTAAAAAACTTCCGTCTAAACCGCTGCATATATTTATCCGTGAGTTTCTTCTTCTTATCCAGAAAATCGTGGACGGTCATTTTCCCAAGCAGCATATGAATACACATAAAAATGGAATACACACCGCATTCTGAATCGTTTTTCTGATGATGGATGTCGTTGATATACTCCTTGAATGGAATGCCGTTTGCGTGTCCTTGCTCGCGCACCATCTTCATAAATTTGCGTATCCTGCGCTGGGGTGGGTCGCCCGTGCTATCAAAGAAGAATATGACACGCGCGCGCACATCAATAAACATGGAGACCCAATGTTCACCTGGTTTATCATGTGGGTCAGTATTGAAAACAATACCGATTTTATGTTTCCCGTTTTTAATGTGTTTCATAATATCAAATTTACACAATTCCTCCCACACACATTCGCCGTCCTCAAGGACTTCGTCGAAATCCACGGGAGATGGGCCGATGAATAGAAACGACGGGACGGCGTGCTCATATTGTTTGAGCGCGTTCGCAATATCAATGCTGGATAACCACTCGTGTATATTCTTCTTCCATTCCTTTGGGGCTTGCGGTGCGAAGGTATAGTGAAGCATCTCGCGGTCTATTCCGGCGGATGCGAAATTCTGGCGCAGCCAACACGCCTCCTGATGACACACATGGGTCATATTGTTTTTGAGAGCCGTCCATATCGCGCGCGGGTCGGTGTCCTCGATTTTCTGGTCGGGGTGGCGTTTATTCCAGAGTAGTTTTAGTTTGTCGAGAGATTTCGATGAATAACACGAGAAATCCTTAGTTTCATTGATGTCAGGGTCAGTCTCGTCTTTTGGCGCACAACTCACCTCTTTGAATTCTTTTTGATTCATAACGTGTTAACGAATAGAATACTAAACTTATACTATTATCTCATAAAAAATTGAACCATTTATATTTGATGTAGCGTATAACAATTATCGTCATAATGGTCGTAAACACTCGTTCTCGTTCTTCTAGGAATCGTCAAATTGAAGCCGCCGCCTCCGCCGCAGCCGAAGACTCGCGCGACCGACGTCGTGTAAGAATTCAGACGCCGTCTTTTCGTGATGCTAGTATCCGAACATATAAAATATACACAGGAGGAATCTCTCGTCGTCGCGACGAAGCAGAGGCAGCAGAGGCACTCATCGAAATGTCGGAGCCGGATTATGACGATGTTATTGAATCTGATGCTGCCACCGCCACCGCCGCCGTCGCCAGGATAAACCACATGTGTATCAATCCGATGCGACCCATCACGCAGTATATGTATCAGATTGTCGTGTATAATTACGATAGAACACTTCACCATAAGTCCGCGTTTATACTTTACAATAAAGCCACTCGGATGTATTACATCTATAGCATCATTTCCAATGGTCACGCCTACTATCACGGCGGTTCCTGCGAGTTTGACGCATCGGCGACGGCGACGACGACGACGGTCGACCCAGTCAATACAATCCAGACAAAATTCACGTCTTATACCACCGAACCGATTACAAAATATGTCATGACGCTACTGGTCCCCTCCTTCGGACACAACTATTATATTCAAGACCAAATCATTGGTGTATTATCTACGGTATATGACGATGATGCTACATATTATGACCTAGACCAATTACTTTACGAAAAATCGTCATCTGAAACAACGAACGGGCTCAACGCGTTTCCTCTTATTCCATACCGCGAATATTGGGCTGATTCGGTATATCAATACACGGAGGATACAGTCTATTCGGCTCTTCAGATTCTAGGTCAATCAGTGTAACACGGTTCGCTCGGTTCATTATAACATTGTGATAATCCCGGACTTTGGGCAGTCGCGCCTTAATTTCTTCATCGGTGTTTCCGATGGAGGGCTTCAATACAATAAAATCGTCCATTGTTTTTTTTCGGATACACATTTTGTTTGCGAAGGATAAAATAGTGTTGGACGCATGGGGCGACACTGGCGCAGGCACTGGCTCAGACACGGGCACTGGCGCGGGCACTGGCGCAGGCACGGGCGCAACCGTAGTCTCTTGTATTTTCCGATGTATTTCGTCTCGCGCACATGCGACATCATCATAACGGGATTCTTCCGTCCGGGTATCATCTTCCACCATCTCCGTGATATCATTCCACTTCAAATACTCAATACACGACTTCAGGTATTCTTGATGCGCGCGGTTTATTTCGTCGTTTTCGCATCCTTCATCAAAAAGGCCCCGCGTCATTGCCAGTATACGGTCTTTATAATAGGTCTTTTCTTTACAAAACAACTCGGCGAGTGCGTCGGATGTATTCGCCATCGATTTTTTATATTTGTCATATCGGTTACGATTTGCCATCACAGTCAATGTCAGTTCATTGAAGTCGCTCCATTCGTTCCGCCGCCCACCGTCGCCGTCGTCTCGTGATTCTTCAGCAGCCATTTCAACACAGTTTTATACGTGATTATATAACAGTAATTTGGCATACACTATTGTTATATACTATTTAGATTTGTATTTATGTCCGGTTCCGCATCGTCAATTGCTCCTTCGCATTTGACGTAGCAGTCGCGCGCGGGATATAGCTCGGGAATTTTCCCGTCACCGCCTCTTTTTCTCGGTCTGCCCCAGACCTCCCAGAAAACCCCTCCGAAATGTGCGAGAGATGACTTTTTTGGTCCTTCTCCTTTTGTTTCTTTTTGAGTTGTTCGTCCGGGATATAGTTTGTCGCAGGCTCAAGCACTGGGCCACCTTCACCGGTACAGAATCCGTCATAGGTACAATCGAGCGTGCGAAGTTGAAACCGCGTAGAATTCTCAAATGTGAGTTTGCCTAAACCATTCGGGTTGGGGTTCATCGGTGCGAAGTTTGTGGCGCCATTGTCAAACAAATACGGGTTCGGTTGTTCTACTTCGCGAGCGTCGATTTGAACCTGGTAGAGGTCACTGGTTGAATTCGGCACGTATACTGCGGCGTCATTGCGCTGAAGTGCGAAGAATTGATTTCGCAGGGATGATTCTACATTGACACGGTCGACCCATCCCTGCCATGGCGCCTTCGCAGTTCCTGGATTGAATACAGACTCGGTGGTGTATTGCTGATACGCCGGGATGCTTACCGTTGGAGTCGGGCGAGATTCAATAATCGGCATCATCGCATATTTGGATGAAAGGGGGCGGACATTGAATGCGGGGCGAAGTGTGGCTGATGGTATATTTCTGTCAGAGATGCGTTGGTTTATTTCACCAAGACGGTCGTGGTGGTTTGAATATGCGCCATTTACGACGCCGTGGAATTCCATTGCGTGCTTTTGTATTTCTTTGGATAAATAATAATGTGAAAATAAATACATATAAACACATATCGGTGATATTATATATCCATCCTAGTCGTCCGTCCGATAATGTGCGGCATCTTCTATTTTCAAACCGTCGCGCGTATCGCATTAGCCGAACTCAAAACATTACAGGAAAATTCTATATTGTCGTCACATCGTGGGCCAGACAAGTCCGTCTTTTTGAAAGACGATACTCGCGCGTGGGGGTTTCACCGTCTCTCCATCAATGGAATGGACCCAGCATCAGACCAACCGTTTTATATCAAAAATTGCCGATTGATTTGTAACGGGGAAATCTACAACTTCAGGAGTCTCATTGCTGAATTCGGATTGGAGAGTGAGTATCAGAGCGGTTCTGATTGTGAAATCATTATTCATCTCTACCGCGCGATTGGAATTCATGAAACTCTGCGTAGATTGGATGGTGTTTTTGGGTTTGTATTACACGATTATGAAAATGGCGCGACGTATGTAGCGAGAGACCCGGTGGGTGTGCGCTCGCTCTTTATCGGGGTATCGCGCCACGACGGCGCATTCGGAGGCGAGCATTCTGACATTGCGTGTGTATCGCTGTGCCCCGACCATTACGCAATGTGTGTGGCCAGTGAAATGAAATCTATCCACGCGCTATGCGAAACCGTATGTCAGTTCCCAGCGGGATGTTATATGGAGTATTACGGAGAGGGCGGGTCTGCGACATTTCGGGCCTATTATGACTATGCGTACATTTCGTCCGCGACCGCGACCGGGACAAACGATGTCCCAATATTGGAAACACAAATCAAAGAACTGTCGGTGAGTTATTCCTACCCGATACGCGAGCGCGAAGGCGAAGACGAAGGCGATATATGCGCGAAGATTAACGAATTATTTACACGGGCTGTCGTGAAACGTTTAATGAGCGAGAGACCTGTCGGGTGTCTTCTATCGGGCGGTTTGGATAGTTCACTCGTTACCGCGATTGTAGCGAGAGAATTGAAGAGGACGTCGCCCGATACTGTCCTGAATACATATAGCATTGGATTGGAGGGGTCGGTGGATTTGATATGGGCGCGGCGGGTGGCGGAACATTTGGGAACATGCCATCACGAGGTTAGTCTTACAGAGAACGATTTCCTAGGCGCGATTTACGATACGATTTTTCAAACCGAGAGCTACTGTACTACGACAATTCGGGCTTCTGTTGGGAATTACCTCATCAGTAAGTATATCCAACAGCAAACTGATGATGTCGTTATATATTGCGGGGATATGGCGGATGAAATCTTCGGGTCTTATCGCGGGTTTTTGAAAGCACCTAGCGATACGGATTTTCATCGTGAAAATGAGCGGATGATTCAGGACGTCCGGTTCTTTGACCTCCTTCGGTCGGATAAAAGCGTTAGCGGCGCGGGATTGGAGGCACGCGTGCCGTTTGCGGACAAGGAATTTCTGGGGTATGTGATGAGTATTCCTCCGCGATTCAAGCGATTCGATGACGAAAAAATAGAGAAATATCTGCTTCGAAAAGCGTTTCAGGGGTCGGGGCTTTTGCCCGACGATGTCCTCTGGCGAAGAAAAGAGGCGTTCAGTGACGGGGTGAGTTCCGCGGATGGCGGTCGGACCTGGGTCCAAATGATTAAAGAATATTCCGATACTGTTATAAGCAACGCCGAGTTTCATAATAAGGCGCATTATTTGTATTCACTTCATAATCCGCCCTATGACAAGGAAAGTTTCTATTATCGCCGATTATTTGAGACTATCTACGAAGGGCGCGGTGAAACCATCCCGTATTACTGGCGGCACCCTTTTTGCGAGGGGGTGTTGGACCCGAGTGCGCGTTTATTATCGTTTTATGTATCTGATGATAAGTAATTTTATATGTATACTATACAGACGCGTGACTACTTCCGATGAATACAATAAAAAACACCGCCGAAGATCTCATTGTCGCCATTGTGACCAATATCCGCGACTTTGTTCAACCTATATTCGGTAAATATGCCATGTATTACAAATATATTGACATATTCTTCTACGCGAGTTACGCAATTATATTGCTCGGTTTTTACAATACGGTTCCCGAGTATATCCCCTTATTGCGAAATACGATATTATATATAGCCGTGTTTGTTCTTTTACTTCGCTTTAATACGATTTCGTGGACGAACAAAAAATTCTCATTTTTAGGCGGAAATACGTTTAGTGATTTCGACCGACGTCTTATTATTTCCACGTGTATCTTCATATTAATAACGCATATAGTATCGGATACTGTCGCAAATTATACGAAGAAACAAATCCAGCAGAATATAACACAACCGGTAAGCGCTGGGGTAGTTCACCCGATTTATAATTATATTGATACGTCGGGTGCGGTGGATAATATTCCGGCGGTCAAAAAATTCATACAGGCGCAGACGCAGGCGCAGGGACCGATGAGGTGAACCGTGCGTGTGGTTTGACTAAAAAATTGAAATGTTTTTTGTCAAATATCTATAACAACAACGATACATTCGAGATGGCAGCAGGAGGAGCAGAACACCACCACCACAGTCCTCTTATTGAAGAGACCGAAAATGCGATACAGAAGGAATTGGATATTATGATGGATATTCTGGAAGAAAATCAGGCGAAAATACCCGAAGGCGAATATTTACGCGGAATGAACGCGCTCGGGTCGTTACATCGGCACAAACGCGATGCGTTGAGAGTCCGCCGCCCCGGCGATTTATTACGGTGCTGGATGACGTTGGAAGAAATTGAAGAAACCGATGAAGACCTACACGACGAGATTATGGGCGTTGCTGAAGATATCGTTGTGGAATTGTGCGGGACAGATACCAGCATTTTCATGAGTGAAGAATACAACATGGTCCATCGTGGCGACGAGCGCGACGTGTTTCAAATGCTTCTCAAATATAAACCCGAGGAAGGAAATGCCGGATACGAAACGAGCCCAATGGTGCTTCATCACGCGATTCAGGTGATTATGTCGCGTTTATTTGATGATACACATCACGAACTGGAAATTGTGCGTCCGGTAAGTTGTCCGTGTGGATGGCGCGGTCCGAAAGGTAATTGGGACCGGCATACTACGAACGCACGCCATCAGAGGTGGCGCGCTGCGGAAGAAGAACGCAAATTTCAATTGAACCTCGCAGATGCGAGACGGCGCATCGTCGCGCGCAGAGAGCCTGGAATTGTATATATTGACGAATTACACTCAACCCCAGAAACACGAATTGCGACATATGAAGCTGTCGCCGCAGCAGAAGCGGCGGGAGACCGGGTTGTATTTACAACTGCGTCCGGTGCGATGAGCTGGTTCGGATGAGTGTTATCGGTTACGGACTGTCTTGTTACGCATATTCTTAAGCGAATGTGCCTTATCTACATAAAATACATTATTAGGGGTCACAGAGGGTGACGACCTATTTTTTTTAGCGGTCTTTGTTGTTTTGCGTGAATACATTCGTGGGGTGGATGGCGGAGGTCCGTCGCGAAAAAACTGGTGAAGATGGTATAATATATACTTGCTTATGATTTCGTCAATCTCGCGCGGATACATTTTTCGTTGATGCGCCTTTGCGTCGTATTTCGCAATATTCGCATATTTCACGAAGAGCGCATGGAGTTCATTGGCGTCGGTGGGCGATATAGCAAACACATCCCGATATAATGCGCTCTTACAAAATCGGGTCACGAATGTATGAAATGGAATATAGCAATGATACGGCTGTAGTTTGATATAATACACACGTTCATCGGTCATTTTAGGATGATATAAATCGTCTAGAAAACATATGTCAGTATCTTGCGGCAGTCGCGCACACCGAATCAGTTCATTGACGGTCTTTTCTTTTGTGCTTCGTTGCGGGAATGCGGACGCCGATGCCGACCCGGGATTTTGCGGTTTAAATCCGCCAATTGTATGGTCGAATAGAGGGGGGGTGATGGCGAGCCCACCACTGGTCGCGGCGGCGGAGGCGGCGGATGCGCGCAATTTATACTCGAAATATTTGCGAATATGGGCGACCCACGTATCAGGCCCCATATTATTCGTATATATCATAACCTTACTACATGCATTGGCGTTCTTCTTTTTACGAATATATTCTAATATACGCAACATACTCGGGCGTATAATCTCTGGGTATAAATCAACTAAATCATTGAAATAACGATATGTAATATCCGGTTTATCGAAGTAGTCTTCTATCGCATGCGCGAATATAGAGAATTGAGAGAAATTACCGAGGGTTTCGTCCACATCAAATACAACGACCTTTATTTTTGATTTTGACGCCATTCTATAGTATTATTGTGTAGTGTAGTATTATTGTGTAGTATTATACTATAGTAGTATTATACTATATTATGCGGGTATTGACGCCGAAGTATACAGACATCGATATTGATGATGATATGAAACTAACGCGAAGCGATTATATTCGGATTATTCAGCATTATCGCCGTGGTTCGCGTCCTATGCGAGCGGCCGCAGTGGCCGGCATTTCTACGAAAACCGCGAAAGAACGAGCACACCGCATTCTCGCTGGGAAATTGTGCCGGTGTATCAAACCGCCTGAACCGTCGACGAAAATGACGATGATGACCCGGGGGCGCAAACGGCGCGAATCCATTGAAAAAAGCCGCCGTATCGCATATTGTACCCAGTCTATATTCAACAATAAGAGATTACGTCGTCACGGGTTTCGCTGTAGAACTGCGCGCAGCGACAAGTTGCGCCCACGGCTAACAGGTGACCTGACAAAATCGGAGAAGAATTTGATTTTACGGCATCATTGATTGTCGCCGTCGTCGTCGACGTATTCTACCGCACGCAGGATAAGCATCTCTTCCTGGCTCAACCTCTGGAACACGACATTAAGTTCAAATTTGATATTGAAAACGAAGCGTTTCACGTTCCGGATGGTCACGACGTGAATTCCATCCTCGGGGTTTTCGCGGACACGGAATAAGGTCCCGCCAAGTGTGATATATGGGCGCGTTTCGAGAGACCGTAAGGGTATCCACCTTATCAATTGATTATGTTTCAGGTCATACGGATTTTCAATGACGCGATACATCGGTAATTTTCGTTCAAACTCCGCCATTTTCTCCGGCGTCAAATTCAACGACGAGAGAATTTCGTGTCTTCGCGCCGCAATCTTCTTCAGCGTCAAACTCGCAATCGTGTTATTCTCTGCCTTATTCATCGCAGATAATATCGCATTAATATCCATCGGAAATGTGGGCTCATCAAGGACGGACTGAAGTAGGTCGTCGTCGGAATCCACGGCATAATCAGCGTCGTTGACACTAGGGTGCGTCCGGGAGGGCGGCGGACGTAATGGCGCGTCGTCGTCGGTGGACGACATCGTCGTTTCTGTATCACTCGCGTCGTCGTTGTCCTGGTCGTCGTCCTGGTCGTCGTCCTGGTCGTCGTCGTCGCGGTCGTCGTCATTGTGTAGTAATTCATATATATTTACGTCGCCGTTGGACCTCGACCTCGACCTCGACCTCGACCTCGACCTCGACCCGACCCTCGACCGGCGACCCCCACCCACCGACGGACGCATATAATCCAAATCAACCACGACCGTTTTCTTCATAGCGGAGCGTACATACATAGATAGGCATCTGTTTATTATTGATAAGGCCCGTAAATGACCCGTGGTTAGCTCGACGATGTTCATTTTTGAGGCTATTTATCGCCCTCCTTACTGAAAAACAGAGCATATATAGCATTATCTTATAGCTTTTTGAAAAGTCAGTAAGGCGGGAAATAGCGTGGTCGGGGGGCAAAATGGAGGTAGCCGTTGGTGTGTAAAATGAGCTTACGATAATCCCGCAGTGTTTTGCGATGTTTGTCTCGGAATCGCCGAGTTATGCTCTCGTCAGGCTAAATGTGCGAAAAATCGCGTTTTAAAAGCAAGACGGCCGATCCGGGATTTGGACATTTATTTTTTTAGACCACTTTACCCTTTTCGAGTTAGCGGGATATATAGCTTTTTTATTTCTGGTGATGTGACTGAAGATGGTGTAAATGTTGCCAAAATGTCCAAAGTGCATTATTGCAAAACAGGACAAAACAGGACAATACCCCACACTGACTTGTTCAGATTTCTTAGTGAGAATGCTATATACAGACCATCGAATGGTGTGTATGTAGCCAAACACCTGGGGTAAAGTGGAAAGTCAGGCAGTGGGGTAATCGTGAATAACGAGTAATAAATAATAGAGGTATAGTATAGATTTATATAGACATCCGAATCTCTCGGAATATCCATTTTCAACCTGTGAAAAATGCCGCGGAAGTATGTTGACTACTCAAAGACGTATATCTACCATCTAACTTGTAAAACAAAAGAGATTTCAGACGCATATATTTCGTATACAACCAACCTGACACAAAGAAAGTATAAGCACAAGCGCGAGACTTTGGATAATACCTACCGGACGAAGTTATACGATAGCATTCGGAAGAATGGTGGTTGGTCGAATTGGAAGTGTATTATTTTGGAGGAATGTGCTTGTAACAATGAAACCCAGGCCAAGGACCTGGCGAATTCCTATATTATTAAAATGAAACCAAATTTGAACGATGAAAAAATGGACGAGAAGTCAATCGACGACCTTCCTGGACTTTCTGGACTTCCTGGACTTCCAGGAATTAGACCAAATATTTTCGCCGATGTAACGTCGGCTGCGCCTCTTTTGGATGGAGGGATTCCAACCCAGATAATAAATGAAGGGAAATATGTTTGCCTTTGTAAAAAATCCTATGCGCACCGCTCGAGTTATTATAAACACACATCTACGTGTCTTCAATTTCAACATAGACAGTCTGTAAATAAAATGGCGGGCATACCGCCGCCTGATTCTTCAATGAATACAGTTTCAGTTTCTATTATTTCGACTACAATGACGACCGCGACGATGACCGCGACGATGACCGTGCCGGTGCCTGTGCCCGAGAGAATAGAACAACCTATCGCCTCCGGCGGCCCCGACCCCGCCCAGGACCGTGACGATGACGAGTCTGCGGAAATCGTGCGCTATCGTTTCAAACCTAAAAAAAAGGCGGAGAAAGTGGTCGACGACGTAGTCTTTCATTACTCCAATTTTATAGAACCAGAACTATCTTTCCAAATCTCTGAAAAACAAGAATATGATAGTAGTAGTCGCACGGGTTCATCGTCGTCGTCGTCGTCGTCGTCTATAGCGGACGACACGGATACGGATACGGATACGGACACGGACACGGACACGGACACGGACACGGACACCGAATCCGCCGTCTCCGCAATGACCGCGGGAACTGACGCGGCGTCCTCGGTTGTATCAGAGCTTCTCACCGAGCAAAATGAGAAGCTCAAGGATTATATCAGGAAGATGATTTCGGCGCTTACTACTGGTAAGAAACGAAACAAGAAATCACTCGTCAATTCTCTCGTGTTTGAGTTATTAGACCAGAATAAAACCCTACAAAAGCAAATCATTGAATTAAGCAAGGAACGGAATATTATCGTCAATAATACGAATAACAACCAGTTTAATTTGAACTTTTTCCTGAATGAACAGTGTAAAGACGCGGTCAACATCTCGGACTTTGTCAATTCTCTCGAAATCACGATGGACGACCTCACGTATACGCGGAACCAGGGACTTGTGGAAGGTATTAGCAAGGTGATGATTGACGGATTGAAGCAAATGGACCTGTATAAGCGCCCGATTCACTGTACGGACCAGAAGCGGGATACGATTTATGTTCGGGACAATCACCAGTGGGCGAGAGATGAGGGGAATGCGCGGATGCGCCAGGCGTTCATTGATATCGCCAACAAGGAGTATTTCGCGGTTAAAAAGTGGATGGATTTACACCCGGGGTGGGAGACGAATAGTAGACTCCAGGATTTTCACCATAAGATGATTCGAAATGTCCTTCACGAAATCAAGGATGACCCGATTGGTGAACGTAAGATTATGAAAAGTATAGAGCGAGAGATTTTTATCGAGAAATGAAGTGAATGAAGTGAATGAATTATAATAAATAACGCCCCCAGCTATGGCCTCGACCCGATTCGCAGTCTTCGCTTCCGTATTCCTCGACCACCTTATTAGTAATACTGTCAGCCCATGCGCGATTTGGACCATAATTCCACCCCCGGAGCCAATTTTTATTTTTGATTGTATCGTCCATAATGACAATTGTATCTATATGCGCGAGACTCCTACAATTTATAATGTCCCCGTATGCGATAGGATAATCGTGTCCTCCATCAATAAATATAATATCAAATGGTTTCGATGTTTTTGAATATTCCGGAACCGTCTGTAAACTATTTCCAATGATTAGCGTATGTCTATTGGGATACTTATTATCGATAAATTCTTTACCGTGTTTGAGGTAATCGTGATGCCCTATATCAAAGCTTACAAGTTCCACATTCGGATTGGAGGATAGAAATAATTCCGCAGAATGCCCTCCATTAAACCCGATTTCCATAACACGTTTTATAGACGGAGGACTTACTATTCTTTTTAGGAATGCGATTTGTCCAGGAACCTGTTGAGAATAACCCTCGGTAGGTATAATATTATTATTTTTGAAATATTCGTTTAAGCTAGTCATACGAATAAAGAGATAATTATATAATATAAATTGTATTTTACTTTATATTGTATTTTCTGGTTCAATGAAGGGTGACCTGAATGGTGAACGTAAGATTATGAAAAGTACAGAGCGAGAGATTTTTATAGAGAAGTGAATGTGTGATTAGCAATGGATATTTCAATGCGGCAAGTTAGTGCTACGGCGTAGATGGTCCAACGTAAGCAACTTTTCATCTCGTAAGACTGAGACTACCAGCCACCCATCTCTTGAAGGGTTCGAATTACCGTTACTTCTTAGATATTTCTCGGTGAAACTGCTAGGTGAATATGAGTCTCCTTTATATTTGATTTTATTACATGAATTGTCGAAAACACCCTCCCAGTCAGGTGTTATTTTGTTGGTAGGATATACAATTTCACCATTCTTGAGGTAGTTACCCATCGTTTTATCTTTTTTGTTTTGTTTTCTTTTTTGTCGCCGAGATTCGTGAGACGGTTCCGCGGATGATGATACTGATTCGGGAATAATTTCTGTTGCTTCAAATATTTGTTTAATCATCGCTAGTGGAACGAGATAAAACGTGTGCTTAACAATATATTTTGATAGAATATTTAACGCGGAATTAATTTTATCTTCTGAAGATACAACCGCACATTCAATCTTATAAGGTTCAGGGTTAAAATCTATTCCCCAATTATTCATGTCTTCCAATACTTCTTGAGGTGAACGGGATGTTGTATTGATTATATACTTATCAAATGTAGGGTTTGATAAGCATATCAAATATTTCGTTTCGGTCATCGTGGGTATGTCCGGTTTTGGTGTCACATCGATGTTATAATTTATAAAGGAATCAATTTTATGAAATATGGTAAATTTTAATACTAACTAAAACTTCGACCCGATAACCTCATTGGCGGCCATAGGCTCAAACGACATCATCCCACCGGGCATTCCCCCGCCGACATTTTGCGCGTAAGTGCTGTTAAAGTGCTGCTGCTGCTGTGACGCCTGCGAGAGACCATAGTCGGCGGTGCCAGTGTTACGGTTGGTGGTCAGGACGGGGTTAGGAGGCGCCATTCCGCCGCCGACCATTCCGCCGGGCATACCTCCCGCATACGGCTGGGATAGAGGTTGTGTGATGCGGACTGCGCCACTGCCCCCCTGTGCGCCGCCACTGCCGCCACCCACACTGCCATTGTAGCTCGTCTCACCGCCCAGGAGCTCAATCGTGCGCTCCACGATAATCTGGACCTTCTCGCCCAGCTTTGTCTTGATACTCAAAAGAATCATCAATATGCCTAAAATTGTGGTGGTAAAGTTGAACTCGCTGTATCTGTATCCGGAGTAGGTGGGGATGTAGGTGATTAAGCGATGGATAAAATAGATGAACACGAACATAAAGAGGATTTGTCCGAGGATTTCTACTAAAATCATCAGGGTTGCTTTGTGGTCGTCAGGTTCGGGGACATAGGTGCGAACCAGGTATAACATAACGAGGATGGGGATGAAGCCGACGATGGTATATTGGACGATGTTTAATAAGATGCCTTGCTGCTGTTCGTCTAAACGAAAGACGTGGTCCACGAACGAACTACCGCGCTTCGTTCCTTCCTTTACAGTTTCTTCAAATGCCTCCATTGTTGAGTATATATATACCGGCGAATATATAAAATAATGGAATATGGAATGGAATGGAATGAAATGGAATCGCGAACGGTAGCGGAATGGAATTAAACGGTTATTGTGATAGATATTATTGTAGTATTTTCTAATGCTTCGCCGTTTCTCACGTATCAACAGTGTTCCACATTACCGTATTGACACAAGCGCCGCCGACGACGACGCCGCCCCCACGACAGACGCCACGGCATTATACATTCACCCCCACGCAGAATACCAATACCTAAATCTCATCCACGATATTATAGAACAAAACCACGAACAAACTGGTCGCAATGGGTCCACATTTTCCATATTCGGCGCAGGAATGGTATTCTCATTAGAACAGGGTTGGATTCCACTACTCACTACCAAAAAAATGGCGTGGAAGACGTGTCTCAAAGAACTCCTCTGGTTCGTCCAGGGGAAAACAGACAACCGCCTTTTACAAGACGCCGGCGTCCACATTTGGGACGATAATGCGTCACACGATTTTATGGAATCACGTGGTCTCGCGCACTACGCCGAAGGCGACCTCGGCCCCATCTACGGACATCAATGGCGCCACTTCAACGCGCCCTACAAGAATCACGAGACGGATTATACGGGGAAGGGCGTGGACCAACTCGCCGAGATTATTCGGTGCCTGAAGCACCCCACCGAGAGATTTTCGCGCCGCCTCATTATGTCCGCCTGGAATCCGTGCCAATTGGACGAGATGGCCCTGCCACCGTGCCACATCTTATGCCAGTTTAATGTTGATAACCAGAATCGCCTTTCGTGCGCATTGTATCAACGCAGTGGTGATGTGGGGTTAGGCGTGCCATTCAATATCGCATCCTATAGCTTTTTGACACATCTTCTTGCGAAACATTGCGGTCTGGTCGCCCACGAATTCGTATATCATTTAGGAAACGCACACATCTACGACGACCATATGGATGTTATGAAAACACAGTTATTGCGTCGCCCACTTGCATTTCCACGGGTTGAAATATCAGTTTTGAGAGATGACATCAATGACTATTTATTCGAAGATTTTCGCGTTTTGAATTACCAAAGTTACGATTCATTGAAGATGACAATGCGAAAATAATATAGAATTAATGTGTTATTACATTTTATAATCTTCACGACTGAACGAACCAAATGAGTGGTAACGCAGCATTGTCAGCCGCGCGAAAGCGCAGAGCATCTTCTTCCCCCATGGGCGCTGGCGGCGGCACACAACCTACACAATCGTCCGCATATTATAATCGAACCACACCCACAACGCAGCAGCTGATGAATCAAACATTCCCTGAACATAACGGCCAGCCGCAATATACGCTTCCGAGAGAAGCAGCCCCGAATGTGCCGATAAATATATACGAAAACATAGAACTTATTAAGCAACAAATCGTCGCGCGAACCAAAACGATTCAAACCCAAGGAAGCGTGATACCCCAGGATAAACTACGAGTTCTCCAAAAACAAAATGAAATCCAAACCCAAATTCTTAAACAGAAGATGGCAATCGCACAACAGATGGAGCAAGCCGAGCAACAGCAACAGAAGGAACAAGAACTACAACCACAAATGTCGCAAATGTCGATACCCTCTATAAATGAACCGGAGTTTATTTATGAAAAAGGAATTCCTCGAAAGAACCCGAAATATAAATCGGCGGCGGAAATAGAGGCGATGAAACAGGCGAGAGCCCAGGCGAAGGCACAAGCGAGGGCCCCGGCACAGGCACAGGCACAGGCACAGGCACAGGCACAGGCACAGGCACAGGCACAGGCACAGGCA